AGAGAGGTTCTATTTAAAATAGTTCTACCGTCTTCAATAACAGTATTGACTGGATAGATACCATTATTTTTTCCTGTATCTAGAGTCTCATATACTTTAAACGTAAAATCTGATGTTGTATAGTCACCAGACTCATCAAAAGTTCTTCTTGCAAGATTTTTTTCTAATTCATTATATACAGTTGTTTCCACAATTTCTTGTAGAGTGCCATCCTGCAATCTCAATAATTCAATAAAATCTGAATTATCCGAGAATGTGATAATATCTTTAGAAAGTTTTGCCGAAATTTTTAATCTATCAGCACCAGGCGCAGCAAAATTGGTAGATCCATTTGCATTATCAAATAAAGTATCGTCTTCATTAGAAGATACGATTTCTTCGGTAATAGTTAAACCAATTTTATATGTTGGTTTATTAGAATATTGATCTAGGATTACAAAAGAATCTTCTACTTGTACAAAATATCCTCTGATGTAATACACACCTTCAGTTAAATATGCAATACTACCAGTGTAAGTAGATGCATTTAAAAGCGAAGTAACAGCAAGTGCAGTAGTTTGACCTTTTTCTACAAGAACTTCATTGTTCTTGAATTTAGTCAGTTGGGCACCAGATTGAATGATACCACTTTTAGTGTACTTTACATATAAAGTAAGAGAATCTTTCTCGGAATCTGCGACACTGAGAGTATTTACTACGATACCTTCTACACCCGATTCAGAACCAACTAAAGTTCTGCCAACTAAGGTTGTTCTATAAGATTCTACTTCTATACCATTAACAAGGTTTTGAACAAGAACTGCTGGATATTCTAAGTCATATCCAATTTGACCTGGAATTACTACAGATCCATCTTTGAAAGTATGGTTACCAAATTGTTCAATTTGATTTTGTAACTGCGTTTGCAGCTGCGTTAATTCTCTAGTCTGGACTGGTAATCCAGGCTTGAAAAGAATCTTCTGGTAATTTTTCGACTTATCAAAGTCGTCAAAATATGGTGCCAGTTTAAGGTTGGTCTTTTGCATTGCCGAACTAAGGTCCTTTCTTTTTATTTATAGGTATAATCAGAACTCAATAACGAGCTTAATATCTTCAATTTGATCATCAGATCTGATAATTGTTTTTCTGTTTTCAATATACAGAATTTCACCACTAAACTTCTGTACTTCAGACGGGGCATAACCAGAAGTAAATGAAGTTCCTGCAACAGTAACACTACCAGATGCGGCTGTATCAGGTGTTACCGCCGATGAAGAAACAGCACCAGTAATTTCGTTAGCACCAGAAAAATCAACTTGTGTATATTGTTGATTACCAGTCTGACCAGCAGAAAGATACTCGTTTTGATAATATCTGATAATTTTGTTTACCGAGTCCCAGTGAATAACTCTTCCCTTTGCATTTGTATTATCTTGAGTAATTTCTTCACCAATAGTGAAGTTTACAGATGTTGATACAGGAAATTTGATTGCCTTACATACAGAAGCTGTATTATCAAGTAAATCAGAATTACCAGGAGTTTGTGGATCTGAAATCAAACCAAATCGTCTGAATTGCATGTCAACAGGAACATCACCTGAACCATCAAGGAATTCTACTGCTTTGTTGATCATAACTCGATATGCACCGAGTTCTCTTACAACATTAAATCCGTGTCCACCAGGAGGAGAAATAATCGCTTCGATAGAAGCAGATCCTGCAGTTAAATTAGCTGGAGTACTACTTCTAGCTTGTGCTAAAGCAAGAGTAGTGTAACATTCCGCAAAGTTTACAGTTCCAAAAGTATATCCACTACCAACTGTAGAAAGAGCAACACTACTTGGATCAATTTGACCAGATGTAGGAGCGGTAGAAGAAACTGTAAAAGTTAAAACTGCACCCGAACCATCACCTAAAATGGGTGAGAAATATGTACCTGGACTAATACCACTACCAACATTATTTACAACTGCTTGTTCAATTGTTCCATTTACAGCAGCTGCAATTACAGTAGAGTCCGACTTAACGGGCATGAAATCGCTGGAAACAAATTTAACAAAGTCATTGATTCCTAACGTATACATATACTTCCACTTATAAGTGTCAGCAGTAGTAAAGATAGAAGTAGATTGACCTACTGGTTCTACTGTCGAAATAACGCCGTTTGCATTTGTTGGTGTCTCGCCATTGTAAATGCACTTATATACATCAAAGTTACTATTCATTACATAGAACTGAGAGTCATATAATTTGTTAGCACCAGTGGCAGACTGATTCGAGATAGAATAATTGTGCTTGTACATGTCATAACGAGTATTGACACTCCAAGTCCGTTTTCTTACTACTTGAGTAACATCACCACGAGTGATGCGTTTCATAGCAATCATGTCGTCATAAATTTCACTCAACTCATCAAAAGAGTCGGTAGGTGAAGGAATGTTGTCAATATCATTGAAACTCTGACCAGAATATCTTTCAGAGTTCCAGGTTTGAGATCGACCGATGAAGATATAAATCTTACTTCTATCTCTTAAAGCCTCTGTAGTAGAATCACTAAGAGCATTACCAGCAGCATCTAGAGGTTCCTCTAGAGACTCCATAAACTGCTCAGCAGCAAACACCCTAAAATTGTCAGACACGAGTGATGGCATTATACTTCCCGATAGTATTATTGTTTATTGTTATTTATACTGTTGTCAACCAGCAAAGATGACTTTGGTGTCAGTAGTAGCTGTTGCAGCAGTTGTGCCGGCAATTCCTCTTGTAACACCTTTAAGATTTGTGGAATCATGATTGGTGTATTCAATTGCTTCATTGTTAATGAATGCTTTATAGGAATCGTATCCAACACCACCATTGATAACATCAACTGCAGTGATTACACCAGATACATCCAAAGTAACTTCTAATACAGCACCTTGTCCACCACCATTAGTAGTGACTAATACGGAATCAGTGTCCTCATATCCAGAACCACCAACTTCGATATCAACACTAACAATTTTTCCACCAAGGACAAATGGTTGTAAAACTGCATTATTACCAGATGAAGAAGTAATAGTAACAGAAACGGTACTTTCTGGTGCCATTACAGTACCAGCAACAGGAATTGTAGTTGAAGTGGTTGTAATATCAGATGTCAATTTAGTTCCGAAATGAACATCACTAGAACTTAGAACAGTGTCTCTTACAACATATGCTTCATATGTAGGAACTAATGTTGTATTTGCGAGATTGTGTCCTTTATAATCAATGACTACTGTGTTTTTAATTTCACCGCCCTTGATTGGGTCGATGAAAGAATTTGCAGACGCACTATTACCAATTCCATATGTACGGAACTTCATCTTTCTTGGGTATCCAGTACCACCAGCAGTGACATTGACACTAGTAAGGTTACCACCAGAAACTGTAGATGTTGCAGTTAATCCAGATGGAGATGTAATACCTGTAGGTGTATTGAGTTCCATTACAGTTGGAGAATGAACAGCTGTAACTTGTCTTCTATCAGACTCACCAGGGATGAAGATAGAATCACCGACTTCTACCTGTTGACTGTATGATTCAACTGCGATATCAGATGCTTTACTCATATAATCGTAAAGTTTGATACTGTCAGATGCTGTTGGTGCAGTCGTAAATCTTACTACATTATCATGTACATAATAATCGCGAAGAGGATCTAAAACAAGACCATTCTTAACGGCGACGATTTGATTCTCAAACTCTCTTGGTCTACCAATCAAAGCATTTGGATAATATGCACTAGAAGAATCTGTAAGGTTGTAACTAGTCACACCACTACCAGTAATAGTATCCAATTGTTTTACTAGACCATGAGTCTTGATAAAGATAATATCACCAGGTGCTGGAGCACTTGTAAAGATAATTCTAGAATCAATTGTACCCGTTACATTGTAGTCTACAACTGGTGTTAAAACTGAACCATTCTTAGTTACGAATATATTTCTTGGATCTACTACAGCGTCATTATCAAAAGAACCATTGGGAATAAAGTTTTCCTCTTCTAGGAAAAGGTTGAATTGTGTTCTTGAACTATCATAAGGTGTGTGAATATAATCAAGAACTTTACCAGTGGTTGTCAAGATAGCAAATGGAGTACTAGTTGTGGTTGTAGTATCAAAGTTCATTTGAGTTGTAGAAGTAAATTCTGCACCTCTTCCAAGACCATACTTTGTATGATTGTTCTGAACGAAGATAATAGACTCTTGTTCTGCAGCACTAAGGGCCCTACTAGTATTATAAACCTGTGAAGTAACTGGAGTTAGTGTGATAAGTTCATTATCATACATACCAACCATCCAGATATCATCACCAGGGACAGGAGCAACTGTAAATGTAATACATCCAAGAAGACTAATACCTCCCTGATTCAAGAGAGTATAGTCAACTCCTGGATGAAGGATAACATTGTTCTTGGAGATAATAATATCTTCAAAAGCGGTGTAATTAGTATACTTGATTCCATCCAACAAGAGTCTGAATTTAGTTCTAGATCCATCATAAACTTGATTGATCTCATCAACGGATCTTTGTCTACCAGTAGATGCACCAAACTCAACAATGTCAATAGCTGCAAGATACCCAACTCCCATTGGAATTGATATTGCAGAGTATTTTTCACCGTTTCCAATACCAGTAGAAGATGCTGTCCCAGAACCACTGTGGTCATAAGCAACTCCTGGTTCCTGAATAACCCCATCAAAAGCAACAAATGTATTTGATGGATCATCGTACATAACCAGAGTATTTAAATTCAAGTTAGTAATGCGATAATGGTTAGTGCCAATTGTGAGAGTACTACTTCTTTGTACAATATTGACTACATCAGTACCACTGATTGTAGTTGACCCACTTCTCTGAGTTACCGTAAATGTATTATTTACAGTTGGTACAAGAACTTCATTGTGATTGTCTCTTTGAAGAACAACCAGATTGGCATTCAAAATATCACCATAGACATTTTGTGGTCTAAGTTCCCCAAGTTTTGCATGGAACTCGACTTGATCAGTTGCGAGTGTAGGTAGATTAGTACCAGTGAAAGTTAATGTACTTGCAGCATTGTCCCATGTATAGGAATTTTGATCTTGATAAACACCATCAACATAAACAAATGGAACTTTTGTTGATGCATTGGTAATATTGCCAGTATAAGAAAGAACAGTAGAACTTGTCTGAGACAATCCATCTGTCAGATCATGGAAATTATTTGCATCATTCACATGGAACATGATGAATACATCTTCAGTCGGTCTTGGTGGATCAACAAACTGAATTCTATATGATCCGCTACCAGTATTGATATTATGTGGATCTACAGGAGTGATCAAATCATAATCTGTAGTTGGATATTGATAAACACCATTTCTAACAACAACTAAACTCTCAACTCCTGGATCTTCATTAACCAAATCATCACATTCAGCATCATAACTATGAAGTAGAGTGAAAGTAGTTCTAACGCTATCAAAATGTTCGTTTCTATCAAGAACCCAATTTCTGTGGTTGTTTGGAACTAACTGTCTGTTGAAAGACATAAGTTTAACAACATCAGAACTAACAGGAACATCTGTATAAGTTACCTTGTTTGCAGCTGCAACTTGTAATTGTACATTAGGTCTTGAATCGACAGCATTAAGATGAACATCTGGGCGGAGAAGAACATTATTCTTGACTGTAAAGAGATCCGTACCATTGGAGACTGTCTCAGGGACACCATTGTCGGATAAATTAAATCTCGTTCTAGTACCATTGAATACATTAAACTGATCTAACTCAGCACCACGTTTTGTATTATCATTTGCAACATAGGATCCAACAAAATCTCTAATTGCACATGTAACTCCAACTACAGGAGCAATACTAAATGTAATTTGACTACCACTTACAGAATATTCATTTTCTGGAACAATAATACCATTAACTGTAACCATTAAAGAGTTTTCACCATCAACAGGAACATAAGGATCTGTTGCATTGATGGTAAGATCAAATGTGGTTGTGGAACCATTAAACTGACTGGTGATGTCGTTAATAACCTCTACATGACTTGTCGAATACTCTGGATTAGAATACTTAAATCTAGAACCAAAACCATGTGCTGTAGTTCCATCGAGATATAAAGTGCCGTCAATAGTTTCTTTTTCCAATTCAAAGAAACCATTTGGTTTCTTAACATTATCTGATTGAATTTTAAGAGTTACATTTTTTGCTTCATTACAAATTAAGTTTTTACCCTTAACTTGTTTTGAAATAATGTTACTAACATTTAATTTTTCACATTCAACTGTCTCGTCAATTTGCCACCCAAAAATTTCAGATGGATTAACACTTTGAGGGAAAGTAATTGTAGAACCAGATACAGTAAAGTCTGTTAAATGGTGTGATTGATTAATACCTTCAAAGAAAATTAGAAGTTTACAGTTATCGGAAGGAGTAAATCCAAGATCAAAAGTAGTTCCAACAGAACCAGTAAATGTAATTGCAGCCAGTTGTGGGTGATAAAGAGCAAAGGTTGGTTTATCGGTAATATTAGTATTAAACTGTAAAGTGCTGTTATTCACTATACTGTAATTTGTATTTCTCTGAATAACGCCATTCATTGAAACAATTAATTTATCAGAATCAGTAACGACATATGGAATTTCATTAACTGTCAAATTAATTTGTTTGTTTGAATTAACACCTGATAAATCTATACTAGTATATGGTGTTGTTAATCTATATGATACAAGTTCGTCTCCTGGATAAATTGTAAAATTGGGAACAATATTTAAACCTTTTACATCATAACTAAGATCTGGAGTCTGTACAATACCATTAACACTAAAAATAGTTTTAAGCAGTGTACTATTAGCACCCATTGGTACTAATCTAGTTACATTAATGACAAATTCATTAATTTCAAATTCGCCATCTCTAAGAGCAACTATAAGATAATTTGGACCAACTTCAATAATAAGACCAAGTTCTTCAGATTGCGTTCCAAAAAGTATATCATAAACTTTATATTGATTTGGATCTGCATTGATGTAAAGAATTTGTTTTTTACATCCAGGCGCGCCTACATTTAAATCAAGCAAACTAGATATAGTTGCTTTAAATGTTACAGCACTTCTTACAATATTTTGTGATCTTCCTAGAATAGATTTTCTACTATGAATTCTAGATTTACCAAACAATCTAAATCCAGATGGATGAGTATTTTCAAGAATTTCAGATCTCCAATCTTTAGTATTTTTTTCATTTGAAATACTATAAGACCAATCTTGATAATAAATATTATCTTGCATTCTTTGGAAATCGTCACTAATGTGTCCAGCACTTCCAGCAAATTTTGCTGAAATATTTCCATATGCACTTGATTGTGTATATGCTCTTGCATCATTTATATCTGTGATGACACCATAATTTTTTCCATCGGAACTCAAAATTGTGTCGTCAACTTTAAATTCACCAGAACTTACAAGAAGTTCTAATGTAGAAGACTTTGTATCAACACTTAAAATTTTCGCAACAGCCCCTGAAGCAACACTAACTGTGTCACCCACATTTAAATTTTTCCTACCAATACTTACATTAAATGTTGCACCTGAACCACCATTTTGACTGAAGAGTTCAATTGTTGGTTTATCATCAAAACCACTACCACCATCAATGACAGTGGCATTCATAACTTCGCCGACACTAAATTTAAACTCTATATTGGTATTACCAGATAATCCATTTACTTTATGAAAAGGGTTCAGAAGATAATTTTGTCCTCTATTTACAACTTCAACATCAGTGATCTCGAAATTAGATTTTACTTTAACTGTAACTGGTAAATTCAAATAGTTTCTAACATTTCTAGAACCATAGAACTGATCACCATAAGAAACATATTCAATATTTTTAAGTGATCCAATTGTATTAGAATTTGCAGAAAGAATTGCCCCTGTACCAGTATCCGAAGTAACTGTAGTTACCTCAGGCAGAGATCTATATCCTGCGCCACCATTTACAATATTAATAGATTTAATAGGACCTGTAGCACCTTTAGATCTGATACTAAAATCTAGAGAACTAATAGTAACACTATTGATAGTATCTTTTAATGGTAAAGTAAATTTGTTTACATCAGATTCTTTGACAATATATCTACCAACTAGAGGAGATGTTACTACACTCAACTCAAAAATTGAATTATCGGTGTGAACAAATATTTTAGATGGAATATTTGATGGGTCAACATCAAAATAAGTAGAGTTTAGTTCAATTCCTTTTTGATGATATGGATTGAAATTTAAGCTATCAAATGATAAATTGTAACTTCTAGAAGTCGCAAACTTAATTCTATATTTTTTATTTCTTTCAAGAATTACAGAATATAGTTGTTTTGAACCAATATACTCAACAATATCGGAAAGTAAGTCTAAATTAATTTCGGTAGTTGTAGTTTCTTTAAATAAGTCGATAAAGATAACATCATTTTTGATGATGTTGTGAGGTCCACTAAAAGTAAACTCAATTTCTTTTTTATCATTATTAACTACAGCATCTGTTACTGGAGGAGATTCAACAGAACTTACATATGCAAGTGCCCCGTTTCCAGCAGTTCCATCATTATTGAATAATAGATAATCACCAGTTCTATAATTTTTACCTTTCTTTTCAATATAAACAGAATCTACTGAACCTGTAGAAGTATATGCAGTCCGTAAGAGAGTTTTGTTGAGATTTTTAATTTCCGTTGGGAAATGATCATTTGAAGCATCATTCTTCCTAATCAACCTTTTAGGAATTTGATCATTAGTTCTATTTTGTACTATGTTATAAAAATCTGGATCCGAGAAAAACTGGGTGCCGATTACATGTGGATATTCATCTACCATGAAATAGCAATACGCACCATTTGGAAATTCTGGTGTTACACAAAATCTGCCATTAAATTGATCTAAGGTTCCATGTCCATTGATATATTCATAATCTTCGATAAATGAACCAAGCGGGTAATTTTCAATAGTAGGTCCATTTTTTCTATTACCAGAAAGTTTATACGAAGAAGTTTGTTCAGAAATACCAGAAGTATTATCTAATGCAGATGTATATCCATATTTACAGTAAATTGGATGACCATCATAAGACCACCCAACAATTTTGGAATGCTGAGAAGAAGTAATATTATACTGAGTTTCAAATTTTGATGTATTGATTAATTGTAAATATTGAAACTTGAGTCTAGATTCTGGGAAAGAAGACGAAAGAACTTCTGAAACACTTAAATCACCTCGTACTCTATCATCACCTTGAGAAATAGTAACTTTTTTACCTACTAATAAGAAAGCTTTTTGAGGTGTAATTTCAGATTTGGATAGTAATACAATTTTGTTAGCTACATCAACACCAGCAACAAAAGTTCCTGGACTGAAAAGTGGATTGGAAACTTCCATACCAACAATAATGTCGGTCGATGTAAAAGCTTCTTTTAGTTTGATCGAACTACTACTACCAGTCGGTACTTCTTCAATTTCATAATTATCACCAGTAGACTCATCGAAAACGTAACCACCGAATTCATCAACCCCAGTAATAAATCTTTCTGCGATATTAAATGTCCATTTTTTCAATTCTGCAGAAATTGATCCAGTTTTAGAGTTGTTAGCAATCGAAACTGCTGGAGGGATGGAATATCCACTACCAGAATTAATAACGGAAATATCTACGATTTTTCCACCAGAAATTTCTGGTCTAAGAACTGCACCAGAACCAGAATCTTTTGAAATTACTGTTAAAATTGGTTCTACAAAGAAATTTTTACCGCCATCTAAAATTTGAACTGTTACAACTTTACCATTAGAAACAACTAATGAAATTCTAGCTTGAGATCCATCATCGATAGTAACTGTTGGGTTGGATGTAAATTTACTACCAAGTTCATTAGTTAATACAATTTTATCAGAAGAACTAGATCCAGAAATAATAGGACCAGTAAATACAAAAATTAAATCTTCATTACTACTGTTTTTTAAAGGAACATCGTAAGTGGTAAATTTACCACCACCAGAAATTCTGATTGTTGGTGCTTCGGTATAACCATATCCACCATCAATAATCAAAATATTATCAATAGTACCTTCAGCAAAACCAACATCTAATACAGCATCTTTAAATCCAGCTGGATTTTGTCTAATACCATTTACAAGTGGATTATTATTAATAACTTCAATTTTTGGTTTTGCTGAGAAACCAGTAAAGTTTGGAAGAATAGAAGATTCAATAAGTTGAAAATTTACCTTCTGGATAGAAGCTGCAATATCAATCGTACCATTTGGAACAGTAATATCTGCAGATTCATCACCATTTTTAAGTAGAGTTAAAGTAGGTAAACCAGACTTATCAAAATTGCCGTTTGCATCATATGCAACTTGATAGTCACCAGCATTACCAATGGTCAAAGATTTGACAGCACCATAGTATGCAAAATTACCTTTTACCGAGTTATATTGAATACCATCAATAGTAATACCAACGGCTGCACTAGTATCTGTAGGAGATAGGGATTTAGATTTTCTAACAATATTATTGTTAATAATACTAGACGGGAATGGAATTCTCTTGACTAGTTTTTGTAACTTATAATTATTTCTATCAAGATTTATTCCAGATAAAGTAGAAAGAGATTCTGTAGTTAAACCAGAACCACAATCAATAACTGTTAGTTGTGCGCCGCTATTTTCTTTTGCAATAGTAATTGTAGAACCACTAATAGTATATGAAGTAGTTGGTTGTTGTATAACACCATTAATTGCAACAATTACACTATCAGTAGTTGCAGTTGTATAATTACTGCCACTATTTTGTAAAGTATATGATAATGATGATGTAGTAGTAATTGGATCTAAAATATCAGCACTATCAATAGTATAAACTAAAATATCATCTGTACCTACAGTTACTACGTCGTTGAGGAATGAAGCAGTTTTGTTAGAATCAGTATAAGAAAATGCAGAACCAACTTGCAATACACCATTAACAAAGATGAAAATTTCATCTCTGGTTAAAGTATCTGATGTATTTAAAACAATATCGAAAAATGTTCCACCTTGAGTAACAGATATTTTACTAACTTGACTGGGATTGGTAAAATATCTAGTGTACACATTTTCGGAAGAAAGTGGTACTGTATTAAAGTTAATTACATCATTGACCAAGAAATAATTAGTATTAAGTTCTTGAAGTACAGCATTTCTGAATACCAGTAAACTTTCTGGTACAAGTGGATTAATTCCAGTTACAAATGCATTAGTGTAACCATCAAACACCTGTGTGAATGTTCTATTTTTGCCAGATGTATATGGAGGAATTGCAGACGAAGATGTATAAACGTGTCCTGTACCCTGTTCAGTAAAATCGTATATACCAGTAACACCAATATAATCATTATCAGTATCTAAATTGTGATCACTATTAATGTTCCATGAGGAATATTCAATTCCTTCAAAATCTTGATGATCACTCCCATCAAATTCATAAATTTGTTCGCTGAATAAAGCACCACTCTTTTCAATAGTAACTGTATCTACTACAGCAATAATTCGAGCAACAGCCTGTGAAACAATTGCCGATCCATCTACTTTAGAAGTATTGGGTAGGGAGAGAGTTACTTTCTTACCAGATATTGCTCTAATTTTTGCATTATCAGCAATTTTGGGTCCAACAATAGTTTGACCAATACTTAAATTTCTTGCACTATCAACAACAATTTCAAGTTCACCCTTATCACCAGTTGCCTGAATTTCTGGTGTTCCGACAAAAACCGTACAGAAATAATCTATTTTACTATCACCAATATATTCCCACTCAATTCTACCAATTCTCTTAATACCAAAAATATGAGTTGGAGATGCCGAACTATCTGTAGTTCCCGTAGTTTTTGATATGTATAGATTATCACCAAGATATCTTTCTTGACCTTCTTCTACATATTCGTTATTTGCATACTGTTTTCTAGTTTTGTATCTACCAAAAGCAACAACTTCAGTTCCAATAATCTTTGAACCATTATCAGAAGTAGTGCAATTGAAAAATTGATTTGCAGATCTCTCAGAATATTCTACTTTAAAACCATCAATATAAACAATACCATTAGTTACTGGAAATCCAGAAGCATCGTCAACTGTAATTACAGTGTCAGTATGATCAAATTGATGTGTGAGTTGTGTAGATGACGGTAAATAGATATCATTGAAATCATCATTGATATCAATATCAATTTCATATACAGGTTTACCAATGCTATCAATTTTAGAAATAAAACTAGCTTCGGTGGAGTTTGATTTTACACCAAAAATTTCATCTTCTTTCTGCAATAAAGTTACATAATCTGGAGGTAAAATTTTATCATTATTAATTGTTTCTAATGAACCTTCAATAATTTCAATTCTAGCAACTTTTTTACCAAGATAAGTAGATTCTGAAGATCTAAACAGATAATCTTTTGGAAATTCTATATCTGGATCTTGAGAAATAAACTCAAAACTTTTTACAAATCCTCTAGCTAATTCACCAGAATCTGAAATTAATTCATCAGTATTTGTAAAGAAACCAATAATGTTTGTGAGTGTAAGTTCTCCAGTATTGAAATCCCAGCTCTCAACAATACCTGTACCATTACCAGAAATAGAAGTTACAGTTTCTTCTTCACCAAAATCCCTTTCTCTGACAAATGCAGTAATAGGACCAACATAATTAGATCCTGCATCATCAATTGTGATACCAGTATAATTTGGGTCAATTGTAGAACCTTCTACAATGCCTCCATTGCTATCAATATTAGCTACCGAAAGAACAGCAGTATTATTTGCAATATTAACACCCTGACCACTACCAAAAATTTCAATAACAGGTGTATTGATTAATACACCACCACTTGTTCTATTATCATATCCAGAACCACCTTCAGTTACCTGTGCATTACCAATACTACCATCAAAGTTAACAATTTTGATTGTAGCATTAATTCCTCTATTTTTCAGTCTAAATCTAATTTTCTTATCATTAAACAGAATTCTGAACAAAATTCGGTGAGAATTTAAGCTACCTTTGGCAGAATAAAATGATCTAATTTGAGATAAGAAATTAGATAATTCCAATTCCTCTACAAGATTTTCTGGGATACCTACTGCAATCTCAGATTTAATTCTTCTAAGAAATTCATTGGTGTATGCAAAAGCAATATTGATTACTTCATCCAGTGCAAAATGATCATCTGCAATAGAAGTTGTTAAAACAACTTCAGAAAGCGGAATACTAGTAAGAATTAATGCAGATGTACCTCTTACACAGTTTTGAAATTGTGTATCAGTTTTAGATCCGTAGTAAACAATTTCTTTACCAATTTGAATGTAACCTTTATCAGGAAAACCAGTTGTATCAGATACATCAATAGTAGTTACATTAGTATTAATATCTGTTGATAATTTAGTTTTCTCTACAAGTTCACTTTTTCTAAAATAAGATACATTATAGTACTCAAGTAAATTTTCAGCAATATCTAATGGCTGATTTTTTAATTCTTGAGATTCATAGTATGATTTTAAAAATGTAATGAACGTAGAACTATCTTCCCTGACAAATTGAGGGAATTGATTTTCAATGAGATGTGAAAGATCTACAGTTTTATCTACTAAGAATTTCATGAGCACCTATTCGGATCTTGTTCTGGTGTGAGGTTGTCGATTGTATCAATATTGTTAGGATCATCAATTTCACCATCAATAGTACTACCGTCGTCTGAAGGTAAATTTGGATCCCCTGTAACACCGTCAGATGATGGTACAGGCAATTCTGTAAATGGTTCTAGATCTGTAGGAGTTACGTCTAGAGGATTATCAATAATAACAATATCACCAATTTCAATATCGGGATATGTTTCGCCGTCAACATCCAAGTTTGGTGTTGTTGGCACCGCACAAATATTTATTGTGGCATCATCACAGGATGCCACAGAGAAAGAAAATTCACCAGTTTCAAAATCAATTGAACCAACACTTCTCAAGAAATTTCCTTTATCGTCAACCAAGTAAATATTTTCATCAATAACACAATTTCCAGCACCAAAAGACTTTATACAAAGTCTAACTGGATTAGCTATACCTGGACTACAGAAAAATGTAGATGTAACAGCACAATGACTATCTAATTTACTTTCTACCGAAGTAAAGAACGAACCATTATATTTTGTCTCAATATTATTATTTTTTTCTAATCTTGTAACTACACAAGTTTTAACTTTAATATTACTAAATGTAATTGAATCATCTAAATTTTGAATTTCAGAAAGAATATTTGACTGTGAATATACACCGCCAAAATTCTTGAATGCATCAGAATTTTCAAAATCTACAATTAAATCAGTAATTAGTTTATTAAATTCAGTAGGTGTTTTTCTAGTCTTATTTTGATCATATACAACAAATGGATTTAAATTGATTGTATATCTCTTGGGATCTCTGATTTCTGGCGTAATAGATCCTACAACAAAACTCTTTAAATCAGTAAGGATTCTAGATTTTTCAGAATTACTAACAACTTCACCCACTTTTGGTTTGATTGTAATAAAAACTTTGCCATATTCGGGTGGATTTAATGTTTCACCACCAACTACTTTAACGAGATCAGCATTTCCATATAATTGCATAATTAGTGATTCATAATCACTAGTAGTTACTGCTCTACCTTGAGATGCATAATATCTAGGTGCTCTATACTTAATAGATGCAATACTTTCAAATTCAGAACCACCATCAGTAAATTCTGTATTTAATTGAAAATTGATGTTACTTAAAGGAATTTTTTGAATTACTCCACTAGAGATATAATCAATACCGCCAACGAATGTAAAAGCAGATTCCTTCACATTGTTTAATGCACCACCAGCGGTTGAAATATATTCAATATTTACAATTTCTCCATTCTGTAATTTTCTACCAATTACATCATCACCAAAAATAACCTCATATTGTTGATCTTGTATTTCTTCGACAAAAAATACTGTATCAGATTGTGATACATTTACAATAGTATTTTTCTTAGTATACCTAATAGAAGATGATGATGTAGCATCATCTTTTACCGATACTTTAATACTTTCAGAATCAATAAAGTTATTGGGAATAATAAAACGTTGATGTTCATTTGAAGTATCTACTGTATATGAAATGTTGAAAGAAGTACCTTCAAACAAATCAACATCCCTAAAAACTACCTCATCAGAACCAGCTGGTACTGACAAATTAATAGGTTCTCTTGAAATAAACGTATAATTTTTCTTTTCAAATTTTGTGGAAAGAACAGCACCAGATTTTAAAGAAATCTTGTCAATATTTAAACTACTCAGTCCATCTACTGTAATATCAACCGTTGCTTTTGCAGAAGTAAATGATCCTGCAGTATATCCTAATTTTTTAGCTTGCGAAACAATATTATCTCTCAATACAGCAGTATCAAGATTTAATTCGTTTGACGCCATATTGACGTTGTATGTTGTATACAACGTATTATATGCTAGGATATCAACTAGCATCGACAAGTTTGATCCGTCAAAGTCATAATCAGTAAATTCTGACTTTGTTTTGATGTAATTTTTAATCGATGCTCTGAGTTGATTAAACTCAAGCGCTGATACTGTTGGTAATTCCATTTAACTTTCTCTAACTAAAATGAAGTCTACAATTTGTACTGCTTCAGGAATGCCGACTATAAAGTATTCAACGAAACACTCATATCTATTCATGTCTGTATTAGAATCTACACTAATGTTTGATAACAAGATCCTTGGTTCATTTTCTTTTAGAACCGTTTCAATCTCTTCAATTAGTGCATTTTCTGAAAATCCAGTGGAGAGTTCAAATAGATATGATGATGTTGAAGTCCCAAGGTTAGGTTGAAAGAAACGTTCACCGATTTGCGTCAATACAAGGTTTTTTACAGCCTGTTTGATGGCTTCTTCATTTTTTAGAGTTACGATATCTTTCGTAATTGGATTCTTGGAGAAATTAAAGCTTATATCTTTAAAAGCTCTAGAAGTTTTACCCAAATAGGTATCAACCATTTGGGTAGGTGCTGTGGACCTGGATGCGCTAAAAGACAAGGCACTAAACAGTATCTATCGTACTATATATGCTAGCTTTTAGGTTCTTTCTTATCTACGTTTTTCTTTTGTATTTTTTTCATATATTTTTCAGAATCTATTTGGGTAATCAGAGTCATTCCTGATTTAATAAATTCTTGACTTTTATCTGTTGGTGAAATACCCATGTTTTTTTTCCTTATTTACTATCTAGGTTTTTTACTTCGTACATATAGTGATCCGAAGTCTCCATTCTTCTTTTATTTTCTACGCTATACACTGTAGTATCAATCTCAAATCCAGGATTCTCTGTAATACGATTAAATGTCCATGCATTATCGTACCAAATAATACGATTATTAGGATATGCATAATAATTACCAGTCTCTACCTTAAACAGGTGAGCACACTTATGTTCTGGTGTTTCTGAGTAATTTAGATCGGGAACACCCTTGTTTTCCCACGACCAATCCAACGTGAACATATAATCACCCAATGCTTTTTTACCATCAGGTCGAATTAGTTGAGCTTGCAAACCACCAAGTCTCTGTCTCCTCTGTACGTCAACATAAGGACTAAAACAGTCCCAGTACATAATGTCTTCCAATGGTTCAATAACCGCATCTGGTTTCCAACAGAACGCATGTAAAGGTCGTCTTGTCCAGTTAACACCATTCTCTAAAAATGCTTCAAACAATGGAACACGTTTTTCCATGCTAGCAACACTATGGACATCTGCTTTGGTAACTTCACCATGTCCTTTTTTATGATTGTAAAGGAACTCATTACGGATGTAACAAGACCAGTCAGGTAAACTGTGATTTAAGTAAGCCAATCTCTTTCTCCTAAAAAATAGTAATCAGTAAGTTCTATACCTTCAGGAATATCCTTAATAGCGTATAGTTTGCCCGTGTCTTTATTATATGCGACATTTGGGTCATGTGAGTGATTGATATAGTATTGAGTACTTAATTTGTCCAAATCACTATCAATCCAGAACCCTTCTTCATCGCAATAAGTCAGAGTTTCAAGTCTAGATCTTAAACGATCATCAACATCAGTCCATAGTACATATTCCTGTTTTGCAGGAGTGAATATACATGTATCCTTAGGAATGTTTATTAAAGAGAAAACACCCACTCCTTCACAGACTTTACTGGGGGCAAGGTAAGTGTATAAAATTAAAGAATATAATCTATGGACTGGGGAGTTCATAATCGGGTTCATTATATTTCAAAAATTCCCAAAAAGTGAGTTTCATCTCTTTTTGAGTCATACCACAGTTTGCTGCTGCAGCGGGAAGAGTCATTTTTGCACGAAAAAGTGCTTCATTGGACTCTTTAACGTTTTCAGGTGTTGTTTTAACTTTTGATTCAACTATTTTTTTAGATCTATTGTTAGATAATCTCATTCAAGTGCAGATGCAAGACCTTCTGTAAGACGATTTACGTTGTAAGCCATGTATCGATACCCAGTACCAATATACAGTTGTCCTAGGACCACTGAGACGGTGGCTAGACCCCAAAAAATGTAGTAGAACCTAGACTTGACTTGATATTTTAATTTTTTGTTTTTCACCAGAATACTCCGTATTTAATATATGTTCAACTGTAGTAGCTACATCATTCATTGCATCTCTCAATACAGGTCTTTGTCCTGATTCTTGAATACAATCGTTTATATCATCTGTCAGAGACCATCTCCACAAACTTAAATCTGTAGAATACCACAGTTGTATTTTCATTACTTACCTTGACCCCTATAACGTTTTTTAGCATCGTTTCGTGAAGTTGAACCATACTTAGTATGCTTTCCACGACCCTGACGAGATTTTTTAGGTTTAGACTCGATATGAGTACCACCAGTTAAAGAAGACCCACGTGCCATAATGATCCGTACCGTAAATTACTCAATAATTATACCACAGGCTTGACAGCATGTCAAAATTTCTCTATAATAACTCTGTCAGGGTTCAGACAAATCAGGCATATAGAATCTTAGGGGTTGGAGTTGCTATATTTAGTCTTGGCACTGATGGTGGATTGGGATCTCCAATATGAGATGACATACGACCACAAATGAACACCTTACTGATTCCCAGAGCGACTCTAGGACAGACACAAGGACTACAACCCTTACCACAACAGTCAATCCCTGGAGCAGGTACTAGAACCTGTCCTGTGGTCAATTCAGGCAATCCACATAGAAGTTCTTTTTGTACTACTGGTGTGACGACAAAAGGAAAACATTTACAACAACCTAATACTGAAGGTCCATCACCTCCACCTAATGCTTGTACTGGTCTTACCATTTGTTAACTCCCGTAATTGGTATTTGATGAAGTAGATCCGTTAGATTGCGAATCTTGAGTTGAATCTGTACTATAAGCCCAATATTGTTGGACAGAATAACCTTTTTGATAACTATTTACCATACCACCATTATTTTTAAATGGTTCTAGTGAAGTTTCAAAAACATATGATGTATCAAACTGTGATCTTACGATTCCTGTAAAACTAGTTGCAGTTTTTCCAGAATAGTAGATAATTTCTTCACCATCATAAAAATAATGTTCTCGTTCATTAACTAGTTCATTTGGATCGCCTGGTTTACCCATTTGTAAATAAATTTCAGTTTTACGAATCCATTTTGGAACTATAAGGTAACCAGATGACAAAAATAGAGATGTATCTTCAACTAAAATACTATTTGATGTCGGATTTAAGTCTTCAGTCATTTTTGTGGTAACTGGAGAAAGCTGAATTGGATTTCCTTTAGAAAATGCAGATTTTGCAATATTTTCAGAAGTTGTTACAAGATCAAAATCATATTCTTTAACATAAGATGACTGGAATTCATAATTAGCACCTTTCCAACTCTTAGATGGATATACTTCACCTTGACTACTTAAATTGATTTCTTGAATATACTGAACACTAGTTTGAGGATCTGTGTAGAATACAGGTATTTGAGTTACGCTATTCGATCCAATAGAAACTCCAGTGATACCTGAAGGACTTTCGTTTAATCTTATTGTATTAGCAAATGTTAAAAATCTTCCACTTCCTGTAGTGTCTGATAAACTACTGCCAGCGGGCATATTAACAAGATAGAATCTATCAGCTCCAGTTCTATATGCGGTATATGATACTCCAGTTGAGAGAGGTGATGGAGCAGTTGATCCAAAAGAAACTTGGAAATATGTTCCATATGAAGTAAGATCCGCACCATTAATCCTAAATTCTCCTCTTCTTTTATCAACAACGTCAATTGTTACTCCAGCACTTGGAATTACTGATGTATTGTATAAAGTTCCCCCATTATTCACAGCAACAATGTATGATGGTGATCCAGCAGAGTTTTCACCCTTCAAAACATCAAAAGTTGCACCAGATCCACTTGCATTGTCAGTATTTGCGCCACCAACAGATGTATAGAGAGTTTCTGGAGTACCAGTAATAGTGAAATTAGTCAATCCACCTGATCTATCGATTTCAGTAACTGTAATTAATAAATCATTTGTACCATTTACACCACCCAAATTAGATCCTTGTACAGTAATTACATCATTCAACTGATATCCCACTCCAGATGTACTTTCATCAGCAACGGTAACAACATAAACGTCATCTGATGTGGTCTGAGTATCTGACCATTCAATATTAATTTTAAAACCTGCGGCAGTGTTTAATGGAGTTTGACCAGAATAAACTGTAGAATCTGCAGATACACCAGAACTATCAACAGTAGTAATATTACCACTACCATCAACTGCGGTAACAGTTACAATTAAATCATTAGTTCCGTTAACTCCACCTAAAGTAGAACCAAGGAAAGTAAAGTCTTGACCAACTATAAACCCACTTGAACCACTATTTGCTAATGCTGTCGTATAAGATCCACCAGATCCGCCCCCAGTAATGTTAAAAGTAGGTCTAGTTTGCGTAGTTGTGAGACTACCAGTCGATGAATATGACATTAATGGTGCAGAACCGCCAAAAATCTCAAATCCGCTAGATTTAACCGCACCTGTATTGTTTTCTACGTCCTTCACAAGGACATAAAGGTCATTAGCAGGGGATGTTCCACCTAATGAAGTACCCAAAATGCGGATTTCTGTCTCGCCAGCGTTCTCTGACTCGACTGTTGGTGATCCATAGATCCATCTTGGAGTAACTTCTATGTTAATTGTCTCTCTGAGTGAATTTTTTCCGTAATCTTGGAAGGATGAGTCATCATCAAGTGAAACATCGTCCGCAATAAACGTAATATTGTCTTGTGGAACTGGCAAATCGCGATAAGCGTTCTTAATTAAGAGTGTAGAAGACTCATTTTGACCATCAATTGTTGAAATTGACGCAACTCCATCAATACTTTGGACAGTATCGGGTAAATCTGGTAACAAAGTGCTCAAATCATCAGGAGTTTCATTAAATTTACTCAAAATGTTGTTAATTAATTGAACAGATGCAGTATCTTGTCTCAATTCAAGGTTAATATCATCAGTAGATCCATTATTTCCAATGTTTTTTCTTAATTTGTTGGATGCAATTTCATTAGATGCTTCGAGTTGCGTTATAGTTTGATCAGTAATGACTGTATTTTCTTTAGCAATGACATCAGAGATGTCAGAAATGCTTTTTCCTTCTGATACTAGTTGATCAAGTCTATTTTCAATGGTTTCTAAAGCAGATTGAGATGCACTAGAAGAGAATTTTGTACCATTTGGTGCATCACCAGTGTTTTCTGGTACATCAATTTGTGGTTTGAGGAACTTATCACACTCATCAGTTACAAATTGATTCTCTAACTTACTATCTTGTAATGTCTTAAGGTCATTGATGCCAGGAAAATTTGATTTTAGATCACTAAGTCCTTCTGGGATGATAGGTGTAAACTTATTAAAGATAGGTTCATATGCAATATCTTTATGACTGCTTACAATAATACCAACCATTGCTGCACGATCAATGATTCCATAACCAGCAAGAGCAGTAACTACTGCACCACTTAAATTACCAGTGTAATTTGCATTCTTTGTGAAATTATTACCAGTAACTACAGTTGGTCCTACATCTTCAGTAATTTTGAAGGTAATCTTAACTTTTCCTCTGCCGCCATTAAAAGTTTTTTGGAATGATGTACCAGTTGCAGGTAAAGTACCAGTAAATGATTCAATATACCACTTAGAGTCGAATTCACCACCATCATTGATGGGTTCTGCTTTCATGACAAGTGATCCACCATTGAAATTTACATTGATGGTTCGAGTGCCAGTACTATCAAAAACTGCATTCCCGCCTTCATCATCAATTTTAACGTTTGCCCATGACCCAGAACCCGTTGTAGTAGTCCTAAACTCATTAAAATGCATACCAGGTCCTTCTACCTTGAATGCAATGTTCTTAGAAGAACTAGTCGCATTACTAAATTCTGCATAACAGAAATTTGTATCGGGTACTTGGTTTATATTTGCATCTGAAATGATAATATTTTTAATGAGTTTTGTATTTGTAGCATCAAGACCAATGACACCTGCAGGGAAATTTAATTTAATTGTTCTTGCACTTGTATTAATACTTTTAACAGTTGTGCCAACAGGAATTCTTGTATTACCAAATCCAATAATATTATCACCTACATTAATATTTTTAATACTGCTTATTTTTAAAATACTATCACCAATCACTCTATGGACTTGTCTTCTTTCAGCTTTTGTATCAATGAAATTTGCTACTTTAGTTACAGTATGTCCATTCAATAAATCTCCTACTTGTAATACAGTACGAGTATCTGATGCATATGTAAAAATTAAACTTGCTTTATGTGTTGCAGTCCAATAAACATATGATGTCTCAGTTGCATTTGGTACTCCACTTACATTGATATCAATTTTACCTAATGTAAAATTATTTGTTACCATAACTCTACGAACACATGCACCAGCAGTCGCTGCAACTGATGCCGCTGATGCTAATGAAACATCAGTCGTGGGTTCACCTGTGGCAGTTTCGTAAATTGGTGTGTACTTAACTAAAACTTCTTTCGTAGATGTATGTGATGTTGGATATTCCCATAGATTATAAAAATACCCTTCATCAGTTCCTTTATCTAACCTACAATAATTCTCGAAGATTGGTTGTCCATTCTCAATATTATATTGTTGAAACCTAGGATCATTACTATTATCCCACGCTTCCCTTAATGTACCATTGGTTAATGTAGGTATTACTTCATTATACTGTGTCTCAATATAATCATACGATTCACTATTAAAGCTGGACTCATATCCACCTTCATCCTGCAAAGACGCGCTGGGACACTCGATCTCAACGGTCTTCTTGACTTCCTCATACCTGGGTTGACAACTAAACCCTGAATTGACAGTTCCCATACTCTATCTGAAAAACGCTACGGTGCTTTATACCTGAAAAATACTGAGAAATTTTTTTTATATGCCTGAGAGTTAACCTCAGTCTTTCCCTACCTTATGTAGGCGAAGGCCTGGAAGTCCGTTATAATCATGATACTCCCATTCCAGTACATCGCCCTCCTTCCAATCTAACTCCTCAAGGATATGTTCTGGAATTGTTACCATGTATTCTTCGTCTACTTCATCATAAAGTACTTCGGTGGATGTTTCAAAATTTGACATTAGATTGTAAATGTGTTATTTTTTATATATGTCTCGGATAATCTCAACGAGGGCCTTGGTGGTTTTCTATGGCAAAAAATTTTTTGAAACCTCGGAATATCTCTCTCGCTAATTGGGTACGTTATAGATTAGGGTAGTTAGGGGTTTTCGCCCCCTATGGACTGGCCCCTAGGGCCCTCTTGTTACATCTCTAGGTCGGCACCATAGAGCAGGTCGCTGATCTGTTGGATCGGATCATCGTCTGCCGAGTCAGGTCCTAGGTCAACAGCGAGATTCGGCAGTTTATCTGCCCCTGCCCTGTCTGCTTCCATCTCTTGGATAGCGATAGCATCGGAGGGTGTCTCTGCCCAAGCGAAGGGTTCATCAGTGCCCCAACGGGTGACAGTGTAGCAGTCGAGGTCGGAAACGTAGCGGATTGACATAGCAGCAGGATATGGTAGGATGGATGAGCGACTGAATCAGCCGGAGGTTTTGAAGTATGATCCAACGTTGCCAGAAACAACAGAACGAGTCGCCCTGACAGCAGATGGTGCTGTCTGTCCTCGGCGGTTGGTATTGGAGCGACTGCCCTTCGTCATGCTCATGGGGGTCTCACCCTTACGTGGTCCACGAGTCTTGAGCACTGTGATCTTGACGGTCTTGCCGTTTGCTTGCAGAGCAGCAGTGATGTCGAGCAGGTTCTGGGTGGCGGTCGTCATGTCGTTGGTTGGTTGTTTAGCTATTGTACCATAGAAGGGGCGGACCCCTTACAGTTCAGCGAGCATCTCATCCATCTCGTCGGTGTCGATGTCATCGTGCAACCAGGCAACCCCGTCCCCTGTGATGTACTCACCGAACTCATCGATGTAGCGTTTTGCCCACTTGCGGTAGCCGAGGTTCTTGTTCTCCTTAGCATGGAGATAGATCGTCTCGTCGTTGTTGATCCAGAGGGCAGCGTTCCAAGTCTCGTAGGTTGACCAGCCGTTCATTTGTTCTCCGTTGTTTGGTATGTGGCTATTGTACAGGCGGGCAGTCCCGATATCAGACCAGGTGTGCCAGGTCCTCAGTCGTCACACTATCAACCGACTCGTCCTGATAGACCCGAACCCAGCGGATCGGTTCGCCACCTGGTGTCACACGCCAGATCATCATGTCGCCAGGGTGGATCTGTTGCCAGACTGAGCAGATCTTGTAAGCGTGTGAGATGTTGATCGCCCAATCGCATCCCCAAGAATCGAACTTATCCCAGAAAGCAGGTTGGACGGCGAAAGTGGGTTCAGTCATTTGATCTTGTTTGTTTGGTATGTGGCTATTGTACAGGGTCACTGCCAACCTGTATCCTCATCAGGGTCAGTTTGGCGATCGTCCTCATCCTCCCAGCGGGGTTCCTCCTGCAGGAACACGTCGGCGCAGTCCAGATAGCAAATAGCGTTTAGTTCGTCGTTCATTTTAAACCGAAAGATTGGAGGAATGCCTTGCCAATTGCGGCAAGGGCGATGATCACTAGTAGTTCAAACATCAACCGAGACGCATTGAGGAGAAGAAAGGAACAGTCGAAAGACCTTGAGCAGTGTTCATACGAACGAACCAATTAAAGTTCTTTTGAAACACACAATCACCTGATTCTCCATGTTCTGAGAGAATCGCGTTTAAACGACTCTTAGTCGTAACAGATTGCCAACCACCATCAAATAGTCGAATGAAAGTGTCACCCACTTCGGCAATCTTGTTACCGTGGAGGAACACTGAAGAGATGGAAGATTCTTCGTCGAAAGTAACAGCGGTGTTAGCAGACTGCCAGTTAGCATTGTTCTGGATGGCAGTGTTCATCTGGGTTTCGATCTTTCTCAAAATTGGTCTCCGTTTGGTTGATGTAGCTACAATACACGGTTTTCAGGTCTGTGACGAAACCGTGTGACACTTAGTTGATCGTCACAGTCCGTTCAGGTAGTCAGCAAGCGCTTCATCGTAGTCTGCCTTCGTCTCGAAGGTGCGACCGTGGATGGTTCGGGGGTAAGATGCATCCCGACCTGCTTGAGCGACCATCTCGCAGTCGGCACGATCGTATCCCATCTCAACCAGGTTGTTGACGTA